GTGCCGTGTATACGATTCACAGGGGGCTGGCCTGATCCTCGGATTTTTGTCAGAGGTTTACTCCTCATGATTTTTGCCTAAGGTTTACTCCTCGTCTAGCGTCTATTTAAAGACGTGGGTTTTACCTACCACATGTTTGGAGCGCTCCCAAAAGTCGCGCTTGAGTTCCTCCCATGTTGGTAAGGTATCATCTTCGACATACATCTCGAGATTGCACTCTTTGATGACATCTAAAAACATCTCAGATTTCTCTTGGAAGGTTTCTTTACCATACCAAAAATACTCTCTTATAGCAGTTGAAATCACTGCAATAGCGTGGCATTCACGCGAAATGTTCTTCTTATACACACACATTGTCAACATCTTCACAATAGAAGAGTGATCTAGCGGTGCAACAATTGCTCCTATATCCTCATCAAAACGCCAAGTACGCTTCAAGAAGGACACTTCGGAGAGATTAATATATGGCCTAGAGACTGCTCCCTTTTCGGCCATAGTATACACAATATCTGCCTCACCTAAGACGGTTTGAATCGCAGTGTGATTAAACCAAGGGGCTTCTGAAGAGACCCCCATAGCGTTATCATCACCATAGGTCATCAAAGCAACCAACTGTTTAAAATCCCGTTTCTCATCCACGGGGCGAAGAATGATATAAGTGTACCTCATGTAAATGGGGTTCACAATACCATTAATCGTAACAGTAAGTGCATGTCCGGAAGGATTACTGCCATAAAATTCAATCAAATCACCATTGAAATCCACTGTGGGGAAAGCCGTGTCATAGGCTATCCCTCGGATAACATTGATGTCCTCCTTATCGTAACCAGCACGTTGACACATATCAATGATTATGTCAAACGCAGTCAGAATCACGTTAGCAGGCATACGTTTGTCGAATTTCTTGTAATCCCCAGCAATCATGGTGTCCTCACCAAATTGACATAAGTAATGCTTAATCTGCTCCCATTCCAAGCTCTGTACAACAGTGCCTGGTCCAGCTTCAAAAGCAAACCTATTTTTCTGCATAGTCACAATGACCGGTAGCAAATACATGCGAGTGGT